GCTCGATTTTCCTCTCTGGAGCGCACAACCCCCCTCCTATTTTTTAGAAAGGAGCCGTATATGTCAAAAGGAATTACAGAACAATCAGAAATTAAAAGACTTACTAGGATTTATAAAGATTTGCCATCAAATCAATTTGCAGTTGCACAAGGCTTGATTGTGCAGGCTGCACGGCTGAGGGTAAGGCTAGATCAGCTCTGGAACGACATTCAAAAAAAAGGCGATGTGGAAATGTTTTCGCAGTCTGAACGAACCGACCCATACGAAAGAGAGCGCCCGGCGGCGAGGCTCTTTACTTCTACGGATAAGAATTATCAAAGCATTATCAAGCAACTGAACGACATGACGCCTCCGAGCGTTTCAAAAAGCAAGCTGTCTGAATTGATGTGCGATGAATAACTACATTTTTGAGTATTATCAGGCAATGCAAGATGGTAGCATTGTCGTTGGAAAATGGATACGGATGTTTTTCGAGTATATTGTGAAAGGACTGCAAACGCAGTCTTTTTTCTTTAACCAGAAAAAAGCGAACAAAGCTATCCGATTTATCGAGAATTTCTGCCATCATTGCGAAGGACGAGATGATTTACTCAAATTAGAACTGTGGCAAAAGGCGATTGTCTCAATTGTGTTTGGAGTGCTCGATAAAGACGGATCTCGGCAGTTTCGCGAAGTCGTTGTAATCATTGGACGAAAAAATGGAAAAAGCCTTTTTGCAGCAGCCGTTATTGCATATTGCGTTTTTTTAGATGGTGAATATGGAGCAAAAGCGTTTTGCGTAGCTCCAAAACTCGACCAAGCCGATTTAGTCTATTCTTCTTTTTGGCAGACAATTGCAAAAGAGCCTGAACTTGCTGCCCTTGTAAAACGCAGAAAATCGGATTTCTATATTGAGAGCACAAACAGCAGCGTAAAAAAGATTGCTTTCAATGCGCGGAAATCGGACGGATTCAACCCGCATCTTACGGTTTGTGATGAGATTGCAAGCTGGCCTGGCGCTCCCGGATTGAAGCAATATGAAGTTATGAAGTCTGCATTGGGCGCGCGTCGGCAGCCTCTTATTTTATCGATTTCAACATCCGGATATGAAAACGAGGGAATATACGACGAACTTATAAAACGCTGCACGCGTTTTTTGCTCGGAGATAGCAGGGAAAGACGGCTTGCACCGTTTTTGTATATGATTGATGATATTTCGAAATGGAATGACATCAACGAATTGAGAAAATCTAACCCGAATCTCGGGGTATCTGTTTCGGTTGACTACATGATTGAAGAAATTGCCGTTGCTGAAGGCAGCTTGTCTAAAAAAGCAGAATTTTTGACAAAGTATTGCAACATCAAACAAAACAGCAGTCAGGCATGGTTGAACGCGCAGGATGTTGAAAAAATATCCGGGGCGGGAATGAATTTAAGAGAGTTCAGCGGTTGCTATTGCGTAGGAGGTATCGACCTTTCACGTACAACGGATTTAACGGCTTGCACGATTGTAATCGAAAAAAACAGCAAATTGCATGTGTTCTCAAAATTCTTCTTACCGTCTGAGCGAATAGATGAAGCGACTGCGCGCGATGGCGTTCCTTATAGTGCTTATGTTCAAAGAGGAATACTTTATCCATCTGGTGACAATTTTGTCGATTATAACGACTGTTTCAACTGGTTTAGATCGCTGATTGAAAAATATCAAATATACCCTTTAAAAGTCGGATACGACAGGTATACTGCACAGTATTTGGTACAAGATATGCAGAAATACGGATTCCACATGGATGACGTTTTCCAAGGATTCAATCTTACACCGGTCATTCGAGAAACTGAGGGCCTCGTGCGAGATGGAGTTTTTTGCATAGGAGACAATGATTTGTTGAAAATCCATTTGCTCGACACAGCTTTAAAAATTGAATCCGAAAGCGGAAGAACGAAAATTGTAAAACTGAATACAAGCGCGCATATCGATGGATGCGCTGCACTTCTGGATGCAATGACCGTAAGACAAAAATATTATGCTGAAATCGGAGAGCAGTTAAAAAACGAGGGGTGATCTGTTGGGACTTTTTGAAAAAATATTTAAAAAACAGAATCAAGAAGCAAACGCAAATGGATTTTTTCAAACACTAACAGCGTACACCCCGGTTTTTACATCTTGGGGCGGGCGCTTATATGAAAGCGAGCTTGTGCGCGCAGCAATTCATGCGAGAGCTACTCACATAAGTAAGCTCGCGGTCACAATTCAAGGGAGCGCGAAACCGAAGTTGCAGACCGTATTGCGATTAGGCCCGAATGAATGGCAGACGTGGGGACAATTCATGTATCGCCTGTGTACGATTCTCGATGTTCAGAATACCGCGTTTATGGTTCCTGTACAGGATTATTTTGGAGAAACAACGGGAATCTATCCGGTGCTCCCATCTTCGTGCGAAATTTTAGACGTTGGCGGCGAACCGTGGCTAAGGTATCAGTTTAAAAACGGTGAATACGCGGCCATAGAATTGAAAATGTGCGGAATTATGACGAAGTTTCAGTATTCGGATGACTTTTTCGGAGACTCGAATGAAGCGCTTTCTCCGACTATGGAATTGATTAACATTCAAAATCAAGGAATCGCTGAGGGCGTGAAAAGCGCAGCCACATTCAGATTTATGGCAAAATTAAATAACTTTACAAAGCCGGAAGATTTGGCGAAAGAGCGAAAACGCTTTACGAGGGAAAATCTACAAGGCGAGGGCGGCGTTCTTCTGTTCCCGAATACATATTCTGAAATTCAGCAGATTAAAAGCACACCGTTTGTTGTTGACGCAGAGCAAATGAACAGCATCAGGCAAAATGTTTTTGATTATTTCGGCGTGAATCAAGATGTTTTGCAGAACAAAGCATACGGCGATGCATGGAGTGCTTTCTACGAAGGTGCGATTGAACCGTTTGCAATTCAATTTTCGGACGTTGCGACAAAAATGCTATTTACAGAAAGAGAACGCGCGTCTGGTGCGCTTTTAATGGCAACAGCAAACAGGTTGCAGTACATGAGTAACACCGATAAAATCAATTATGCTACGACAATGGGCGATCGTGGGTTTGTGATGATTGACGAAATCCGAGAGGTTTTCAATTTGCCTCCGCTTCCGGACAACCAAGGCAAGCGGCTTCCGATTCGTGGCGAATATTACTTTTTAAATGACAGTAAGAAAGGAGTGAAGCAAAACAATGGTGGAGCAATCGGCAGAGAAGTTGATGAGCGGCCGGGAATATCGTTCGATGACCATTTCAGTGGTGAAAAATAGTGATAGCGAAAAAATGCTTGTTGAGGGATACGCGGCGACTTTCAACCAGCCTTACACACTGTATGACAGCAGATATTATAAAGTAATCGAACAAATTGCACCAACAGCTTTTGATGAATGCGATATGACAGATGTTATTATGCAGTACGATCACGCTGGCCGTGTTTTCGCAAGGAATAAAAACGGTACACTTTCTGTTGATACGGATAACATAGGTCTTAAAATCAGTGCAGATTTGGGAGGTACGGATATTGGTAGACAATTGTATCAAGAAATCCGTGGAGGATACACAGATAAAATGTCATTCGGTTTTGTTGTCGGGGAAGATAAACGGGAAACTACGATAGACCATGAGAATGACGTTGAAATTGTTACGCGTACAATCACAAAAATAACAAAGCTATATGATGTGAGCGCCGTTTCTATCCCAGCAAACGATGCAACATCTATTAGTGCCCGGAGATTTGCCGACGGAGTGATTGAGCGAATCAAGGCGGAGCGACTTGAACGGGCCAATAAAGTGAAAAAAATAAAAATTTTAATGGAGGTTTTATAATGAATCGTATTGAAGAAATTGAAACTAGAATGGCGGCTATTGCTGACGAGCTTGAGAAGGATGGAGCCGATTTTGACGCCCTTGAGGCAGAAGTGCGCAGCCTAAAATCCGAAAAGGCAACGCTGGTAGATGCTGCCGAAAAACGGAACAAGCTGAAAGCCGAAGTCGCTGGCGGTGTCGGCAACGTTGTGAGGCGATTTGCTTCAGACAAGGCGGAGGAGCGTGTATACGGCGCAGATTCTATGGAATATCGCAATGCGTTCCTGAAAAATCTACTCAATCAGGAAATGACCAAGGAAGAACGGGCGGCATTTGTCCATACGACTGCAAACACATCTGCTGTTTTGCCTACCACGATGCTCAACACCATTTGGGACTTGGTATCCAAGCGCCACTCTATTATGGGCGATATCACCATTTATCGCACCGGAACCATTTTGGAGGTTGTCAAGCACACCGCCATTGCGCAGGGTGCTGCTAAAACCGTGGCGGAGAATACCGCCAACGACGACGAGCAGAACACCTTTGTTAAGGTCACCCTGTCCGGAAAGGATTTCTCCAAGCATGTGGACATCTCTTATGCTATGGAGCGTATGAGCATTGACGCCCTGGAACGGTACCTGATTGATGAAATCAGCGCCAGCTTGGGCGACGCGCTAGCCGACGATGTGATTGCCCAGATTGGCACCGACATGACCGGCGGCAACAAGGTCAACAGCGCGGCGAACGATACGCTGACCTTCAAGGAGCTGGCCGCCCTGTTCGGCAAGCTCAAGCGCGTGGGCACCGTGTCCGTGTATGCCACCCGCGCCACCATTTACAACTATCTGGTGGGCATGGTGGACACCACCGGACGCCCGGTTTTCCAGCCGTCCGCCCAGGCAGGGCAGGAGGGCGTCGTCTTGGGCGCGCAGATTAAGGTAGAGGATTCTGTGTCCGACAACGTCATCCTCGTCGGCGATGCCCGCCGCGTGGTTTACAACATGGTGCAGGACATCATGATTGAGAGCGATAAGGATATTAAAAAGCACGTCACCACATATTCCGGATATGCTCGAGGTTCTGGCGCGCTGATTGACCCGGATTCGTTTGCTCAGTTGACGGTGACTACGGGGGTATAACGCCCCCTCTTGAGAAAGTAACTGTCAATAGGCAGGCTCAAGTGGGGGAGATTAACATAAACTCTACTACAACGGCTGTGAAAAAGGCTAAAGGATGATACGATGATTGAAAAGGTTAAGCTGGCGCTGCGGGTAACGACCACAGCGTTTGACAGTGAAATAGAAGACCTGATATCCGCAGCGCTGGCTGACCTTGGCATCGCTGGCGTTGAAAACGCGTTTGAAACCGACCCGCTGATTGTGCGTGCTGTAATCACTTATTGTAAGGCAAATTTCGGAGAATCGGATGAGTACGATAGGCTAAAAGCCGCCTATGACGAACAAAAAGCGCAGCTTCAAATGGCAACTGGGTACACCGATTGGGGTGAAAACGTTGGATAAATCAAGAGTTTTAACCCTGATATCTGTTTCATTTGTTACAGATAAGATCGGTCAACAGGTACCGGAGGAAATGCGACATGATGTATTCTGTAACATATCAAGCGTATCTGCCTCTGAATGGTTTGACGCGGGAAGAGCCGGGCTAAAAGCGGAGTATCGTGCAATCCTATTTTCGCATGACTACAACGGTGAAGAACTGGCAGAACTTGATGGCGTACGTTATGGGATTTATCGCACTTATTTGGGTCGGAATGAAACAATTGAATTATACATGGAGCGAAAAGTGGGTGTGTGATGGCGTCAAATAAAGTTGAAGTGTCCAATATTGCAAATGCCATTTCAAAAGAGCTTGAGGGGTATAGGCAAGATGTCACCGATAATCTTAAACAGGATATAAAAATTGTTGCGAAAGAATGCAAAAACGACATTCAGCAAAACAGCCCTGTTTTAACTGGAAGCTATCGAAAAGGCTGGCATGACAAAGTCGCCT